GGGGCCCCACGGATATAGGTTAGCTCGTGATTATAATATCTGGGTGAATGGAAAGCTTACGTATGCGAAAGAAATATTACAGCCGATTGGAGATTTTTGGGAAAGTCTTAATCCCCTCAACCGATGGGGTGGAAATTATAAGGGAGATTTTATAGATACTCCTCACTTCGAAAGAAGGCGAGTTTAAAATGGAGAATATAACAGAAATAATGTACATGAATAAAATGCAAAAGATGATGAATAAGCTTGAGGAGATGTCGGACAGGGGGGAAGAAATTGAGGGCATTGTAAAGCAAATAGAATTATTGTGTCATAATTATGTTAGTATATCGAAAGCAAAAAATAATCTGATTGAGAAATTCACAGATAATGAATGGGAATTTGATGAGCACCTTGATGACTTGATAAGATTTTTAAATGGACAATATGAAAATTACAAGGAAAGAAGGCACTATGGTATGGACTGTATAAAGACACTGGAAATAATCAAAAAGAAAATAAATAAATTTCTGAGGGAGAATAAACGGAGGTGAAATGGAAAAATATATTATTATTATTCTGCTTATTATTTGTGTCATATTCGGTTTGTTATGGTGGAGAGGCTCTACAGCTAACAGAGAGTATAGAGAAAGAATTGCTGAGCTTGGAAGAGAGGTTGATAAATATTCAAAAATTAATGAAAGATTATCAAGACAAAATCAGGAGTTTGCAAGAAGTGTTGAGCAACTCGAATATGAAATTGCAGAGTACAGAAAACGAATTGCAGAAGCAGAAAGAATTGCTGGAGAGTTATCAGAAGGTACTACAAGAATATCAGGAGAACTATCAAGAGCTATTGAACAAGTACGAGCAATTAGAGAAAAGATACAACAGATTAAGGAGATACTCAAGGCTGGGGGCGGTGGGTAGTTTGGTTTTAATAATATTATTAGTGGCGGTGTTATTATGAAATTCAAGAGCAGAAAGTTTATTGCATTTGCAGTATGGCTTGTGCTTACGGTTGTTGTGCTGTTCGTGGGTATTGAGGACAGGGCAGGAGTATTGCAATACTTTTTTGTTGTGACTGTAATCTATATCGGGGGGCAATCTGCAATAGATGCACTGGGGCAGGTGAAAAGATGACAAACAATTCGACGGTAAAATGGATAGCAATAATTGTATCTATTCTTATTACAGTGGCAATGACATCATTTGGATATGTAACAAAAAGAATGGACAAGATGGAAAGCAGGGTAGTGGAATTGAGTAACGAATATTCAATAATCAGCAATGAACTGAAGCACATAAACAGGAAAATTGACGAAATTAAAAGAATTGTGGAAAGAGAGAACCTCCCAGACCCCTAAAATACCCATTTTTCATGAAAATAGGCAAAATATTTTAAATGAAGAAATATAAAGAGTTATACAAATTCCTACCATTTGCATATCTTAACCACATTAAGAGAAAATCCAGAAAAGGTATTAAAACATGGGTTTGAAAGAAGGGGGTATCTAAAACGGCAGTATTTTGAAGATATAATTATTTGTGTGGCAATAAGTTATGAAAAATTATTGACATATTTGTACTAAAAAATGGGCATACCCCCAGGGGGGTGTAAGGCAGAAAAAGAGGCAGCAGTGTAAGTCTATATATATAAAGAAATAGAAAATAGGCAAAGAAAGAAAATATATAAAATGTATAACCCCTGTAAACAGTAATTATAAAGAATATATAAACTAAAGTTATGCAAATGTTTAAAAGAATGAAAATAAATATTAAAAAAATGTAAAAAAATACTTGACGGAAAATTAAGATATGTTATATTTAATAGTAGAAAGTTTTTTGAAAGGAGTAAGAAAATGAAAAGAGAATATGAAATATATACAAAAAAAGATGGAGAGAGAATTGCTGATGAGTTAGATTCTCTTGTGAGACCACTTGCTCGTGTCAGTCTCGTCGGTTCTCTCTCGAAACTTTACGATGACGACGAAGAAAGCCGACGAAAAGATATAGACCTTTTAGTAGAAACTCAAGAAAAAAGAATGAACTATATTGTCTCATTGTGTCTTGATTTTTCAAAGAGACATGATGAGAATATAGACATAATAATAAATGACGAGTTTCAGCAGTGTCACTACATGATAAACCGTGGCGATGTTGCTGAGGCCGAATAAGGAGGAAGGAAATGGATAGAAAAGAATTTGAAAAAAAACTTGAAGAATTAGTAAAAAAAATGCAAGAAAAGATTGAAAAAATTGATAGAAAAACATTCACGAAATGTACCTGCATAGACTATGATTATAGTCTATGTCCAGGGTGTCAGGCTTTTGCCGATGCAAAGAACGACGTTGAGAGAATTTATAATGCAAAAATAAGTTTATTAAAAAATGAATTTTATGAAGGAGCTCTCGTCGTGAGAGTCTGCGAGTCATGCGGTAGATATCGCATACAGGGGAGATTTCACAATGGCAGTATAGAAAGAATACCATATGATGAATTCAAAAAAATATGTCATATGCCAACTTTTGAATTAAATAAAAAATATAACATCCTCAATAGCGGTTATTACTATTGCGGATGTTAAGGAGGAAGAAAAATGAAAACAAATTTAAAGGAGAGAAAAAAAATGAAAGTGTTAATAAAATATAAAAAACAAATCTGCAAAAACAATTGCAGGTTTGTACGTCATCAACGAAGGAGATTTTCCAACGGATAAGGTTTTTAACGAGAAAAAATAAAATAGATTTTGAAAATGGGGATAGAAACTGTGCATTTTTTGAAGATGATGAAAAATGCACAGCAAGAAATAAGGCCATAGAAGGAGATTTAAAAATGTGGATAAGATATGAAAATAAATTAATAAATCTTGATAATGTAAAACAGATATTTATCGAGGATTGTGGTATTGATATACTTTTTATTGAAGAAGAAGTTCCGCATACAATATACAAAGCTACGGAACCGGAATTTTATGAATATGTAAAAGAATATTTTTTAAACCGATTTGATAGCTATGTAATAAAATCATAAAAAGGAATAAAAAAATGACTAAAAAAGAAGGCCCTTTTATACAAAGTCATAAATATTTATCTTGTGGATTTTGTAAATGGCTGGAACGTGAAATGATACAATCTGGGAGACAACCTATTTATCATTTTTATTGCAAACATCCCCAAATGATAAAAAAAGAACATGAAAGCAAAATCATGGGGAGAGATGTAAGATATATAGGGGAAAGCTGGAGAACACCAAGCTGGTGTCCGGCGAAGGAGGGAAATAAAAAATGAAAAAAATTACAATAACTTTGACTGAAGAAGAACTCGAGCTAATACAATATATTATATGGTGTTGTACCGATAAAGATTATTTTGAAGAATTGGAAAAATGCATTAATCATGAAGGATTACAGTTTTACGGTGAATTGATTAGTTTTAATGAGATTGATGAAATATGGTCGAAAATAATAAATCAAAGATATGAACAAATAATAAAAAAACTATAGAAAAAATATATAATGACAGTTATATTTTTAAAAAAAATAGGAGGATGATATGAATAAAAACAGATGGGTTGTGGCGATCCCAGTAACTCCCGAAATCAGAGAAAAAGCAGAAAAGTTTTTGGAAGATATAAATCGGGAAAAACCAAGAAAGATGACAGTAGGAGAAATGATGATTGTAGCATTGATGGATTACATGGATCGTTATTGGGAAATAACCGAAAGTAGATAAAAAATGAAAAGATACATTTTAAGACAATGCGCTTGGCATAGAAAATATTTCGGGCATTTTCATGTTCTGGATATGAATGTAATTGATATGCCGGGCACAGGGAAACCAGAGTTAATAATATCTTATGGGATATGTCCTGACTGCGAGGTGAAAGTCCGAAAAGAATGGGGGCTTAAACTAAAAGGTCAGGATTTTTTTATTTCAAAACAGGAGGAGTGAATAAATGAAAACTAAAGTTTTAACTTATGAAGAATTAATTGAAAAAGTGGAAATTGCCTTTCGAGAAGGCAGAAAATTCGATCTCGGAGATGGGATGAGAGGAAAAATCGCAGAGATTAAATATTATCAAAATGCAACCGGTATTAATAGTATTATCTTCAAGCTTGATAAGAATGAAGCTTATTACAAAGAAAAAGCAAAATTAAAAGATGATTTTGATATAGAGATTTATGATTGGACTAATTTATTTTTGCAAAAAGGAGAAAAAAAATGAAAGATATCATGAAAAGAAACAATGAAAAAGATTTGATGGCTTATAGTTTTACTGATGAAGAGAAACAGCTCATCAAAGACACGATAGCTCCCGGGCAGGAATTGACGGATGCGGAATTTCTACTTTTCGCATATGTATGTAAGAAACGGGGGCTTGATCCGTTTTTGAAGCAGGTTATACCCGTGAAGTTTAGCGAGAGAGAAACCGGCAAAAAAACATTAACATTCATAACGACAGTAGATGCATTGCGAGCTATAGCTCAGAGGACTGGGCAATATGGAGGATGTTCTGACTATTATTATGACAGTGGATTAACGATGTATGAATACTTGGAGAAAAAGAGAAAATATTATCAAGAAATTAAGGGGGAATCAAAAAATATCGACCAGATAATTGTACATCCGCATACGGCAAGTTGTACTGTGTATAAAGTGGTGAATGGAATAAAAATAGAAACAACGGCGACGGCAAGATGGATTGAATATTACCCTTCAAATCCGAAAAGGGCATTCCACTGGAAGAAAATGCCTTTTATGATGTTAGGGAAAGTTGCTGAGGCTCTGGCATTGAGAAAGGCTTTTCCATTCGATTTGAGCGGGCTTTATACTGAGGAAGAGATGGCAAATGCCGAAACACCGATCAGGTCATTTGAGGATAATGAAGATCTTATCGACCAGATAGAAGAAAAGTTTACATTAATGGGCTTGAATGAGGCAGAAAGAGTCAAAATAGTAGTAGAGATGTGTGGAACGGGGGATTTGCATATGGCAAGCAGGCCGGCCTTAGAGGGATTGCTTGAAATATTGGACAAGGAGGACAGGGAATGAAGTTAAAATGTAGCTGTTGCGGTGGAATAAGAAAAAGTACAGAGTTCGGGGTTCTAAAAGTGAAAAATGAAAAAGGTATACAAATATATATATTTGACAACATATGTGAAAGGTGTAAAATAAAAAAACAGGAGGGAAAATATGAAGATACTTATAATCATAATGTTAGCGATCATTGTAGGGATAACATCAGCATGTGCAACACTTGATATATCACCAAAAAATGCACACGGGCTCAGGGGGGCTCCATTACGTCATGAACATACAAAAGATGGAACTTTATATGTCGGCATGACACAAGAAGAAATATTGGCTTTATGGGGCAAACCAAATAGCACAATCAGAATGCAGGGAGAATTTGGCGTGTTGGAAACATGGAGATATGAGGGTTGGAGCACGCCGTATGAAGTTGTATTAAGTGATATATATTTATTTTTCGAAAATGGGAAACTTGCTGCATGGCAATCGTAATATGAAAGGAGGGAGAATATGAAAATATTTATAATCTTAATGTTAGTAGGTAGGGAAAAATATAAATGAAGGATAAAAGAATTATTATTAAAGCAAAAAAAATCGAAAAACAGAAGATAAAAGAAGGTGGGATTCAAAAAGGAGGAAATAATGGAATACCTGTAAATCCGCCTTCTCAAAATTTAAGACCAATAGAACCTCCACCACAGGGGTATAAACATTTCCCAGATGGAAAGAAAAAAGAAGGAGAGAATATATGAAATATATAAGCAATACACAAATAGAAACGGCGAAATGCCTGTTGAGATATAAAAAGAAATATATTGACAAGGATGTTGATTTCAGCAGTCCTGCCATGACTGTCGGCAAACTGGCACATGAAATAATCAGAAAATATGTCGAAGAATGTAAGAAAAGCGGGTCAGAAGGAGACTATGAACTGATGAAAAGATTGATAGATGAGGTGACAGGTGAGGAAAAGATAAGCACAGAAATGTTTGCAGATATATCGGATATATGTCTTGGATTTGGTGAGAGAGGGGTTGACTGGGATCATGTTTTAGAATTGGAAAGAAGGTTTGAGATAGATATGGGAGAATATATGTATGTCGGTGTAATAGACAGGGTGGATGTGGATTATATGGAAGGAAGAACGGTTCTGAAAATAATAGATTATAAAACACAAAGGAATGTTATGAGTGCGGATGAAGTAGCGAGAAATCTACAGTTGAGGATATATAGATATTTTTCAGTGAACCATTTATACCCGGGATTCGATTATGTGAATATGGGTATAAATCATGTCCGTTATGGATTCACAAGGTGGGCTGGGGATCATGTGCCAGTCGGGGAATTGAAAACAGATTTCGACACTGTAAAGAGTTTAATAGAAAGAGAATATAAAAGGATCAAGGAGGCTGGTGTTTATCTTCCGGAGCGGGGGCCCTGGTGCTGGGAATACGATGGATGCGCTGTGATGAAGGAAGGAAAATGTCCTTTGTGGGAGATGGAAGAAGTAGAAAGAATGAGGCGAATGAAAGAGATTGAAGACAAAGTCAGGTTATTGAGAAAAATAGAGTTTGAGGCAAAGACAATTAAAAAGACAATCAAAGAAGAGCTTGGAGAAAATACAATAGAGGTCGATGGCCAAATGGTGGGTTATGAATACAAAAGATATATGAACTATGATCTTGCCGGAACGATAAAACTCTTGCAAGAATATGGTGTGTCGATAAGTGGTTTGACATTGCCAAAAACATCATTTGAAAAATTGATAAGAGATAGGGTTATGCCAGATAGTTTTTTTGAGAAACTTGAGAAGTACAAGAATGAAAATATAAGAAAAACATTTATATATTGAAAGGAGTAAAAGAAATGGGAGTGTATAAGCCTTTTGCTCGAGAATATTTTTCGGAAGAATTTTTTGATTTGTGCGAAAAGGAAGTTATGTGTCGATTTGCATATATCGAAAAAATGATAAGCAATTGCAAGATATACAAATATATGGAGAATCAATGCAAGGGATGTCCAATAAAAATAGAGTGTGAAACAATATATGTGAAATTACACGGGATAGAAAGTGATTTAAGTGATGCTTTAAATAAAATAGAGAAATTTAGAAAAGATGATATATATAAATTTAAGTATGCAACTAAAATGGAATTAATTGGAAATTATTTAGACCTTGCAGAAAAGTATAAGATTCTATATGAAGAGTACAAAAAGGTTACTGAGGAATCAATAAAGAAAATGCATTAAATGAAATAGAGAGATTAAGAAAAGGGGATAAATAATTATGAATAAAACAGAGACAATACAGGCATATCAGAATTTAATAGCAAAAAATATGAGAAAGATTAGAGAAGTAAAGAGGCAGAAAGAAATTTTGGTTGAATATTTGGAAAAAGTTGATAGTACAGAACCTTCTTATGTATATGAACAAATAGTCAAAGTAGTAGTAAGAGTATTAAAAAGACTGAACAAAATATATGATATGTTGGAAAAAGATATAATAGAATATGGGAAAATTATAGAAAGTTTGGGTGGTAAAATAAGTCAATAATAAAATTAAGGAGGATGATTATGTTTAAAGAAATAGAAGTAGATTTCACAATAGAGTCATTATCACCAATAATGTTTAATAAGTATATAGACGAAAAAGCACCAAAAACTCAAGAAGGTTATAGAGAACAAGCAGAAAGGAAATGCCATAGAAATAAAGACGGATACATATGTATAACAAGTGAAATGTTATTGGCTGCTATAAGAGAAGCGGTTGGCAATTTAGCACCAAGAGGCAAAGCAAAACCGATGAGAAGGGAAATTATGGCGGGACTATTTTTCAAGGAAGAATATTTTCTAACTGGAAAGAAAGAGTATGATTTTATCGACGAAAGGCCAGTCATAAGGGGGAAAGGTGAAAAGACAACACTTGTGATATGCTATAGACCAGTATTGAAAGAGTGGAAAATAAGTGGTACGATGATATTGATTGATTTGCAGAAGCAGTTGATAGAGGAAGCCTTGAAATATGCTGGTGTCAAAATAGGTCTTGGGAGTTATAGACCAAGATTCGGAAGGTTTTTTGTATCAAAGTTTGAGGAGAAGAAGAAATAAAGAATATTCAATCTGGTGAGGCATGGTGAGGTCAGGTCGAGTATGGTCTGATAAAGTATGATCTGGCGAGGTCTTGTGAGGTGCTGTTCAATGTGGCGAGGCAAGGATTAATTATAAAAATTTTATTAAAAGAATAATAAATATTAAAAGAGGCAAGGCCGTGTGTGGTTAAATTGGGTTCGGTGTGGTATGATTCGGTCAGGTAAAGTAATGTTTGCGTTATTAAAAATTATATAAATAGGAGGATTATTATGAATGATGTAATGCTTGAAAAATCAGACAAGGCAATTATGGATTTTTTAGATGCAGATGCAAGAAAATGCGAAGCAAAAGAATTCGGCAGATTATATCAAAAGGCAAATATTGCATTGAGAGTAAAACATTCATACATGGTAAACGATAGAATAGCCATTGACCAAAAATTGAAGATGATAGGTATGGCTTTCACAAATCCCGAAATAAGAGAGAGATATATAAGAGCAACATTGCCGAAAATGTTGCCAGATGCAAAGAAATAATAGAGTGCGGTTTGGTGGGAAGGGATAAGGTCAAGTGTGGTGGGATAAGGCAATGTCCGGTTTGGTACGATAAGGTGGGGTGAGGCGAGGCATTATATGGTAAGAATTTATATATTCTATTTTTATAAAAAGGATGATAAAAATGTTTGTAACTGGCGAGGAAATAGCAAAAAAATTGCAAGGCAAAAGGGTCGGAAACAACAAATGGCGGGCACGATGTCCAGCACATCCTGACAACAACCCTTCTCTTTCAATTCGGCAGGAAGGGGATCGGGTTTTAATGCACTGTTTTGCCGGATGTTCTTTTGAAGAAATAGTACAAGCATTGCGACTTTTAGGTATTTTTGAAAGCATTGATTTCAGTCATAACCCTAAAAAAGAAATATTAACAAAAAGCAAACCAAAAAATATTATGAAAGACCACAGGGGGGGAATAGATATATGCAACCCGAAATTATTAAAAATATACTCGGATATGAATTCTTGTGGAAAGAGGCAAAGATAAAAATATTTGTGAAAAACTTGCGGTATGAGAAGAATTCGATACATGGTGCGATAAGAATAGAGACGTGGGAAAAAAACTATAAACCACATCTTCACCAGTCAAACTTTAATTTCTCATCAATCACATCAAAAAATTATCTCATGAAAGACCTGTATAAATATAAAGATTTAACAGATTGGGAAACTATAATAGAGCAATTAAGAGTATATACAGCAATGCAGTTCGAACAGGGCGAACCTGTGGTTGTTTTGGACGGAAATGGGAATATGGAGATGCCAAAATGGATATTATACCCCGTGGTAATGGAAAAGCAATTAACTATAATGTATGGAGAGGGTGGAATAGGGAAGTCTACTGTTGCTCTGATGATGGCTGCAATGATGCAGGAAGAAAGTATAATAAACAGTTTTAAACTGGAAAAAAAAGTCAAAAGCATATTGTATCTGGATTATGAGACCAGCAAAGAAATAATAAACTGGCAATACAGACGAATATTGAAAGGGCTGGGTTTAAGCGGATTGAAAATATTATACAGGAGATGTTGTCTTCCATTGCATCATGATGAAAATAACATCAAGGAAATTATAGTTGAGAATAAGGTAGAGGTTGTTATTGTCGATTCGGCTGGAATAGCAACAGGAATAGAATTGAATGAGGCCATGGGTGCAAATAAACTTTGTTCGATATTGCGAGAGTTTGGGACAACTAATATTCTAATAACCCACACATCAAAAAACCCGAATGAAAAACAAAAAACACCTTATGGCAGTGTATATTTCGTGAACAATGCAAGAAACCTGTTTGAAATAGCAAAGGCTTATGACAGGGAGAATGAATTGTTGGTTGGGATATTCCATAGAAAGTCTAATATAATGAAACTTGTCGAACCGATAGGACTGAAACTAATATTTAAACCCGACATAATAGAAATATATGAAATACCGATCGAGGGGACTTCATTAGAACAAAAAGTACCGATAACAACAAGAATATTAAGATTGCTCGAGGAAAACAGGGGGGGGATGTATCTGGGTGGAATAGTTGATAGGCTGGGAGAAGATAAAAATACAGTTAAAATGACATTATCAAGACTAAGGGCGTCGGGAAAGGTAGAAAATATAGAAAGATTATGGTATTTGAAATGAAGTTATCATTATCAGTTATCAAGGTTATCTTATATATACTGCGTGTTACGGTTACAGACAGTTATCATATATATATATATATATATGATAACTGATAACCGTAACCGTCGTGATAATAGTATATAATATAAGTTATCATGTAAAATGATAACTCAATAAAAAAATATAGGAGGTGTAATATGAAAGAGGTAAAATTTGGAGTAAAGGAATTGCATGTTGAGAACATCAAGAGAATTAAGGTTGTTGACATCAAGCCTGAGGGGAATGTTGTAGTTGTCGAGGGTAAAAATGCACAAGGAAAGAGTTCAACCCTCGATGCTATAGCATATGCATTGGGGGGCGAGAAACTCATTCCAAAAGGAGTTGTCCGAAAAGGTGAGGAAAAAGCAGTTATAAAGGTAGCGGTTGAGGGATTTGTGGTGACAAGGTATTGGACTAATCCAGATAGGAGTTATTTGAAAATTGAAACAGAAGATGGGATGACTCCGAAGTCTCCGCAGACATTTCTGGATGGGAAAATAGGGAAGATAGCATTTGACCCATTGAAGTTTTTGGCGATGGACAGGGAAAAGAAGATTAGGGAACTGAAAAAGGTGATGGAGTTGGACATTGACGATCTGGAACAGAAGTATAATGAATTATATGAAAAAAGGAGAGAAATAAAACGGGACAGGGATAGAGTCGAAAAGTCTTATAAAGAAATACAATCAGGAATACCAGAAGATATTACAGAACCGAAAAGGGGCAGGAAAGAGGTCATGGAGGAAATAGGAAAAATTGTTGAATGGAATTCAAAAGTCAGGGAAGAAAGAGCAAGGATAGATATAATAAGCGATAGAATAGAAAGAAACTCAGAACAGATTACAGAAATAGACAGGCAAATAATTTTATTGACGAAAAAGAAGCGAAAACTTGAGGATGATAATTGGAAAATGACACTTGAAAAAACTCAAATTGAAAAGTCAAACAAAAAGGAAAAAGAGACAAAGGAACTTGAAGGGGAGTTGGAAAAGATAGAACAATACATGATGGCAAAAGAAAAAATTGATATGACCAAGAGACTGGAGAAGGAAAAGGAAAAATATGATGCAGTAATAAATGCGATAGAAAAAGAAATGTCAGGAATGGCAAAAGAGAAAACGGCAAGAATAATGAATGCAAAAGTGCCAATCGAAGGACTGAAAATAGAAGGAAATCAAATATTGTACAATGGTGTGGATTTTGAGAACTTGTCTTCACTTTCAGAAAAAGTCAAAGTTTCAATGGCAATAGCGATGGCACAGAACCCAGAATTGAGGATAATTCTGATACATGACGGGTCATTACTTGATAAGAGGTCAATGGGCGAAGTTGTCAAAATGGCAGAGGAGAAGGACTATCAGGTGTGGATCGAGAAAGTTGCAGAAGGAAAAGGAAGTGCAGTATATATTGAAAATGGAGAAATAAAATGACAGGGAAGGATGTTTGGATAAAGATAGATGAAATAAAACTTGAGAGTGTGAATAACAACAAAAGACCTTGGTTCAATTCTGGGAAGTTTTGCGAACAGTATAGAATAATGGCAGAAACCGGACATGTGAATATGAAAGAATTGTTAAGAACAATTTACAGATACATGATAACGGTTCAGGACCCGAAGTACAGAAGGAGTTACAAAGCATTATGTAAAGAAATCAAAAAACAGATACCTCCCTTGGAAGGCTTACCCTTCCGGGGAGGCATTGAAATGAGAATGAGGATAGAAACATATAAAGATATAGACAATATAATAAAAATGGTATGTGATACACTTGAGGAAATTGGAATAATTGAGAATGATAGAAATATATTGAGGATTGTTGTTGACAAGAAAAGAAGAAAGAGGGGAGAAAGTGACCGGATGGAAATTAAAATATCAAGTTTGGAGGAAATAAAATGAAAAAAATAGAATATAATATAAGATGTTTCAATATGGAAAAACAGAATTATAGTTTTGTAAAAGCACAAGGATATTTTCTTGGTGAAAAATATGGGTTTCAATTTGCAGTAGGCTGGTGGCAGGAAAGAAAGTGGAGAAAACGCTGGGTAATAACAGAATTATTTACAGGACTTAATGTAAATGATTTTACTACAAGGCAAAAGGCGAAGGAATGGTTTGAGAATGAGTTCGAAAAAGAAATATCAAAAAATAGATTAGATGATACAATTAAATGGTATAATTTCAAGAAACCAGCAAATGAAAAGATAAAAATATAAGGAGAAAATAAGATGATAATATGGAAAGTAGTTCGACCGTATTCTTGGCCATATACGTCACATGATTACCAACATTTAAAATCAGTAGTAATATACGAAAGCCAGTTATCAGTAGAATATAAGGTTGGTAAGTTTGTTAAAGCCCTAAAAGAAGCTGCAAAGAAATGTTATCACTTGACTGCGTTTAAATCTTATGAAAATACGTTGGATTTCATTAGAACCTTTGAAGCCTTTTGTTCCAAGTTTAAAATATATAAAGCAGAAGGACAAAACCAAATTTTACCGTTACCACCTATGTGTGACATATATGTACTAACACATCATACAAAATTTATACCTGACCCTAACCGAACTTGGCCAGAAGGCACAGTCATGTTCAAGAAAATAAAGCTTTTGGAGGAGATAAAAATATAAGGGGACAACAATATGATAGAAAAAGCAACATATAGTAGTTTTTACGTAATATGTGATATATGTGGGTATGAAGAGGAAATTGATGCTGATGGTGATTTTTATTTGTTAGTAGAATTAATGAAAGAACGAGGATGGGTATCAATATATAAAGTTGATCATTGGGAAAATATTTGTTTTGATTGTGTTAAAAATCCATTAAATGAACGGGATGAATAGAATGAACGATTAATTGTCCGCCGTGGCGGAAGAGAGACGCTATATCAGGTAGATTGACTATGCATGAAATGAGGAAAATAATGGCCACATTTTTCTCAAAGTAGGCAATAGACTGTGAAGTCAATTGTGTACAGGAGAATGGCCTGTACCGGCGGGCAATAATTTTTAGAATGGTAGAAAAATCCTAAAATGTAGTAAAAAAAGGAGGTTTTTAATGAAAAAAGAAAAAATTAAAATAGTTTATAATAGAAATGGTGAGCTTGTATCAACTATTGTTCGAGGTAAACCTTGCGTTACATATTCTACAAAAAAGTATATAAAAGCTCCCCAATGGTGTACAGAAAATGGTTATAATTTAACTGTATTTTGTAATTTAAAAACGGCTTTAGAATTTCTTAAATATTTCTATAATTTTACTATATCAAATAACTTTGAAGTATGGAAAGTTAGTGTAAAAGGTAAAGTTAAATTACCACCCTTATTATTATGTTCTCCTTTAGAAAAAGGAATGTTGATAATAAGTAGATATAGAGATTGGCACGAGGGTACTGAAATGTATAAAAAAGTAAAACTTATTGAAAGGATTTTATAAAATGAAAGATTCTATATTATTTTTATCAAAATACTGTTCAAAAGATATAATGCCGAAAAAGCAGTTGGTATTTATTGGAGGAGAAGAACATAATAAGATGCTCCACGAGCATAAGGTTAAAAAACGAAATAGGAAAAGAAGAAAGATGGCGAATATATCAAAAATAATAAATAGAAAGAAGGCATAAAATGTTAAAGTTAAATTATCCTCGATTAAACCACTTACTTTGTAAGAATAAGAATTGTTCGATATGTCTTAATGACCATGAACAGTTGGGGAGATATTTAGATATAAGATGCAATACAAAAAACAGGGTTGATCACCTTGGCAAATATCATAAATGGCTATCTGATAATGGTATCAAACCTGAAACAGAATGGGGTTGGTTTGTTCCCGAAGCATTTGACGATAGTAATATAGAGAATTATATAAAATGGTTCAAAGAAAATTATAGATAAAAAAAGAGGCATAAAATGTTAAACATAATATTCTCTTTATTACTTGTTTTAAATATTACAAATATTCAAAAACAAGAGATGTTAATAAATGCCTATCATGATTACTATATTACTATTTTAAATATAAATAAACCAATACCATATATGCCAGGAGGCGTTTATGCAGAAGGCTACCCTATTGCAAGAAAAATATTTGAAATATTTAATTATGAACATTTGGAGATGGTTGGGATAGGTTATCTATTAATGTTAAACTTCATAAATAATGAAATATTTTGTTTTGCTATCTCTGGCCTGCATTTTTTTGCAGGTTATACATGGCACATGTCTGAAATACCGATATCACCACCACAAATATTAAGATGGAATATATATTGGAGATTTTAATTGAAAATAGCAAAATTAATTTTTAAACAAAATGGAGGTAAAAAATGGAAGATATAGATTATAGCAAAATACCAGAACATATGAGAGCAGGAATGAAAAAATACGTCGAAAACGGAATATTAGGAGGAGACTTTCAATATGCTGTCTTGACGAATAATTTTGTTCTAGTTTGTTGTATGGCAGATAGTGTGAATAAGGAAAACTTGTTCGAATGGGCATATTTTCTTTGCAATGAATTACCCATTGAATGCTGGGGTTCTGAAAAGAAAGTCCACGAATGGGTCAGGAAGAAAAAGAAAGAAAATAAAGATTAGGCATATGAGAATTAATATTAATAAAAATTATATGGAGGTGAAAATAAATGAAAGAAAAAATTGAGAAACAGATTAATAATTTGTTGCCAGTGTACATAAGATTGTGGCCTACTTATTTTTGGTTATGTGCATGGGCAGCTCCTCTACTTCCAGCTTCTTTATTGAATTACTGGAAGGCATTGAGAATTACAATAAGAAGAGGTTTATACCATGAACGTATAGTTTTTGCGATTAAAAAGGGTTTGGTATAAAAATAATAAAAAGATAGAAAAATTAATATAGGAAAATGAGAAAATGAAAAATTATGAAAAAAAGTTCAAAATATTGTGTGAGCATCAAAAAAGAGTATTCATACGAAAACATTGCAAAGACAGGCCAGCATTGTCTGCGATAGTGGCGAAGGGGAATGGGATATGTCCAATTGCATTTGAAAAGAATTGGTCTTACTATTCACCGACGGAATTGCACCATGCGAGAGCACATAATACAAAAGCAAACAGGAAACGATGGCCATTGTTCATTGATTCTATGCTGAATCTGACGGCAGTTTCAAGAATGCACACGATGTTTCCAAGTTACGGTAAAATTTCAGACATCGAATGCTGGAAGTATGAAAAGTTTTTGAGACGGCATCCAAAAATTGCAAAATATGTAAATGGGGAAATATAGAAGGAGGAATAAAAAATGTATTATTACGATGAAGAACTTGAATGCGAGATTTGCGGTGCAAAAATAAGTTTTGATGTACTGCCGGGAGATATTGACAGGGCACATGAATACGAAGGGATGATATTGTGCTTTACATGTTATGAAGATGAAGTATACAAAGACATAAAAGAATTGAAATTTACGGGGAAAAAAGATTGGGATGATTTAACGATATGAAACTGTGGGAAATATATAAAAAAATAAAATGGTGGTATAAAAAGCCAGAATTTCAGTATTTACCAGGCCTTGTGTCAAATGAGAGATTTGAAGAAAATATGCAATATATAAACTCATATTTCATAATGGATATAAGAAATGGACTTACAAGTAATTTGAAAGAAGATAAAATAATAGGAGGATATTGAAAAAAGGAGATGACTATATGAAATTATGGTTTCTTATGCACGGGTCGATAATGACACCATGGATATGCTATTTGGTTTCATTGGGACTATTTATATCGGCAGTTTGGGAAAAGGGGAAAAAGGCAAGGGTAGCCGGGGCGATGGGATTTCTTTTTGTGGGAACGGTAATACTTGTAATTCTCATATTGCCTTTTAATTTTCAGGTTTTATATAATATTGGACTGTTAAAGTAGAGAAATATTTATGTAATAATATAAGTTGAAAGGGGAAAAGCAAAATGATTAATAATAGAACATAATGTTATAATATTGACTATAATGTGCTATATTACTATATTTTATACGTGAAAATACAAAAGAAACCTAATAAAGAGCAAAAAAGATAAGTCCTTGTGTCTATGGCGCAAGGATTTTTTTGTCTTTGGTCATAAATAGACAATATGTAAAAAAAAGAGAAAAATGACAAAGAGGTTTCAAAACAATGCCGTTCAAGAAAGGACAGTCAGGTAACCCTGGAGGCAGACCCTTGGGCAGGTCATCATTGGCGGATAGGTTGAGATACTATCTGGAGATGACTCAGGGGGAGCTCAACAGGTTAGACACAAAAAGGCTGATAAGCAAAGACATTTTCGTTCTGAAGACAATACAGGATGCAATGAAAGGAGATGCACAGGCGAGAAGGATAATATGGGACAGAGTTGACGGGTTGCCGACTCAGAAACTTCAGCACATGGGAATTGAGTTTCCAAAGAAGATAGAGATAGTATTTGGAAAGGGCGAGGAGGAAGATGAAGGTCAGGATAATACCTAAGTTTAGTAAGTTCAAAGAACCAAATAGGTTTAATGTGGCATACGGAGGTAGGGGAGGGGGTAGGAGCTGGAGTATAGCAAGATGGTTTATAGTGCAAGCGGTAAGTGAAGAAAAGCGGATATTGTGCACAAGAGAATTTCAAAATTCGATAAGGGAATCAGTGCATAAACTATTATCAGATCAGATTAAGATGTTGGGATATGATGATTATTTTAATATAGAAAGAAATAGCATAAAGTGTTTGAATGGAAGTGAGTTCATATTCAAAGGATTGAGACATAATGCAGCAGAAATAAAATCGACTGAAGGTATAGACCTGTGCTGGGTTGAGGAGGCTGAGAATGTGTCAAGGGATTCGTGGGATTACCTGATACCGACAATAAGGACGGAGGGAAGTCAAATATGGATAAGTTTCAACCCTGAGGATGAGGATGGAGAAACATATAGACGATTCGTAAAAGAATGCGACGAAAGCATGATACTGGTAAAGACGACATATAGAGATAACCCGTGGTTGCCGAAGATTCTGGAGGAGACGGCGGAAAGGGACAAGAGGCATGATCCGGACAAGTATGATTGGATTTGGGAAGGAAACCCCAGAAAGCTGACAGAGGCGAGAATATTGAAAAGGTGGCGGGTAGAAGATTTTGAGACTCCGGAAGATGTGGAGAGATTTTATTATGGCATTGACTGGGGATTTGCGCATGACCCGACAGTGATGACGAGGAGCTGGAAAAGGGACAGGAAATTGTATATAGATCACGAAGCTTATGGTGTGGGGGTAGAACTGGAGGAGCTGGAAGAGTTATTCAGGTCGGTCCCGGGATCAGACAAGTGGCCGGCATATGCTGATCCATCGAGGCCAGAGACAATATCATACATGAGAAGAAGGGGATTCAGGATAATGCCGGCAGAAGCATGGAAAGGATCGGTAGAGGATGGGATTGAATACCTGAGAAACTTTGATGAAATTATAATACATGAAAGATGCCACCACACAGCACAGGAGGCAAAATTATATAGCTATAAAGTGGATAAGAGCACGAACGAAGTGTTGCCGATAGTGCTCGATGCGTACAATCATTGTATAGACTCAATACGATACGGACATTGTAAAGAAATACGAAAGAGGAGAGTACAGATATTCATATGAAAATAAGAGATATAATAAAGGCCATCGGGGCAGGATTCAGGACGGTTCAAACAGTGATGCCACCGAGTGATTATGATTTTTCGAGCTCAAGTCTTATTTTGAGATTTCTGGCGATGGGGCAGGAAGAGGATTCACCGAGACAGGTAAAGGTTACAAATCCGTACCTACAAAATGCATGGGTATTTTCGGCGATTAGAATAATGGCGATGAACCTATCGATGGTAGACTTCAAACTGTATCAGGTGATGGCGGATGGAGAAGAAGTAGAATTGACGGGTACAAAATACGGCTGGATAAAAAGATTATTCGATTATGTGTCAGTAAATCAGAACAAGTTCACGTTATTTGAAAGTATAGTTACATGGTTATCATTGAGGGGGGAAGCATTCTGGATATTGAAAAGGGCAGCAGAGGGGACTCCGGTATCAATAAGGTTTCCCCATCCTGACACGATGGAAGCGATAGTGAGAAACGGTGAATTGGTAATGTGGGGAGAATGGCAGGGGTCGAACAGGATATATCATGAGCTGGAAGATGTAATTCAATTCAAATATTATAATCCATTTCATCCGTATAGGGGATTATCTCCTTTGGTAGCTGCAAGTCTTGGGATGGATGTAGATTTTGCTGCAACAGCATATAACTATTACTTTTTCAATAATGATTCCTCGCCAGCGGGTCAGTTATCTACAGATCAGGATTTGACCCCAGAAGAAGCAGAAGCAATAGAGACAAGAATAAGGCGAAAGTTGGGCGGGCTGAAAAAGAGAGGTAAAATACTTGTAACCGGTCGAGGAACGAAATATGTGCCGATAGCTCTGGCGCAAAAAGATGTAATGTATATAGAACAAAAAAAGTGGAGCAGAGATGAAGTGTTTGCGGTGCTGGGAGTACCACCGGCTCTGTCGCAGGTTCTGGAGCATGCATCAATAAAGTCGAATATAAGAGAACAGAGAAAACAGCTGTATGAAAATACCTTGATCCCAATAATGAAATATATTGAAGATGTATTGAGGACGGAGTTTTTCGACAGGGAAGGGCTAAAAGAAATTAAAGGAAAATTCGATATATCAAGCATTTCGGTATTGTCAGAGACCTTGTCGGATAAGATAAAGGTAGCGATAAGATTGAAAGATTTGGGGTTCACGGCGAATGAGATAAACAAGAGGCTGGAACTTGGGTTTGAAGAAAAGCCATGGAGGGACATATGGTGGATACCGATGAATCTGATACCGGCAACAGAAGGAAACGGGACGGGCGATAAAAGTAAGAAAATGATTGTAGAACCCCGGGCAGCAATAATAACAGAGAAAGAAAAAACGGAACGATATGAAAGAATGTGGAAAAGAATAATGATGACAATAAGGCCGTTTCAGAATGCGATGCAGAAAGATATTGAAGATTATTTCTATGAGTTGAGAACGGAAGTGATGACAAAAATATTTGCAAAGAAAAGCATCAAAGCGGTGGAGATGGAAAGAATAGAGGCGGATTTTCTGTGGAAAGAAGACGATTGGAATATAAAACTTATGGACATAACGAAACCAAGATACGAGGCGGTTTATGAAGCGAGTGTGGAAGATATGGTGGAGACATTCGGATCAACATTTACGTCGACTTCACAGAGGGCGATAAGAACAATAAACAGCAAGGCCATTAAGATAGTGGAGATAAACGAAACAATAAGGGAGCAGGTAATTGATGGAATAAGACCGATTATCAGCAGGGGGCTGGAAGTAGGAGCAAGTTATGATGAACTGGCAAAAGAACTGGCAACAGAAGTGAAGAATATATTCAACAATGCAAGAAGGAGAACAAAGACGGTAGCAAGAACAGAGGTAAACGGGACGATGAGTCAAGCGAGATGGGACGGAATGAATGAAGCGGGGATAGAGAGGCATCAATGGTATTCGACAAGACTTATTCGTGAGAGCCACATTGGAAACCACATGGAAATAAGGAAAGTGGGAGAATATTTTCCGTCGGGGATTAGATATCCTCATGACGAGGTGGGCCCACCGGAAGAAGTGATAAATTGCTCATGTATAACTGTGCCGGTGGTGGATTAAAATGAGAGGGGGTGGTTACTATTCCGTACGAGCAAGAGCATTCATGTAGACTTGAGAACCCAGACAAATATGAAAGATTCGCAAGAGTAAATTGTTATAAAAAAAGTGATGGGAAATGCATAGACTACATCTTTGGGATAAAGAAAGGAGATGCAGAGGCACAAGCGTTAAGATATAGAACAAATATATGGACAGAGAGAGATGCAAGGAAACATTGCCGTGAAAAAGGGGGAACATTTGAGCCGGCAAAAAAAGAAATCAAGAAGGAGGAAAAGAAAATGATGATGAAAGCAATATTTCATTGTGATGTAGAAAAAGATGCAGAAGATACATATGTATTTGTGGGGAGCGATGAGACCCTCGACAGGGATTCTGAAATAATAAAGATGTCGGGATGGAAACTGGAAAATTATAATAACAAGAATCCGATAATTTTGTGGGGGCATAGGCACGACATACCGGGGATAGGAACGGCGAAAGCATACAAGCACGGAGAAAAATTAAAGTTTAAGGTGAAGTTTGCAGAGCCGGGGACTTATGATCTGGCGGATGTTGTGAGGAGGCTGGTAGATCAGAAAATATTGAGGGCGGTAAGTGTGGGATATATACCACTTAAAAGAGAATATGCAAAAGATGAACCAAAAGATGGAGAACCGAGGATGATAACGACAGAGGCGGAATTGTATGAGCTGTCGCTTGTGAATGTGGGGGCGAATCCAAATGCAATAATAGAATTGAAGAGTATAGAAGAGAAAACGAAAAAGATACAATACATGGAAGAGAAAAAGGTAATACCGTACAAGGAAACACCGAAAGCACCGGAAGGCGAGGATTGGGATGCGGCGGCAGAAGTGAGGAATGCTGATGTTGATGATCTGAAGATAATGTGCGCATGGTATGACTCTGAAAATCCAGATGTGAAATCTTCATATAAACTACCACACCACAAGGCGGGAGGAAAACATCCGGTAGTTTGGGGAGGAGTAGCTGCAGCAATGGCTGCACTGTTAGGAGCGAGAGGTGGGGTCCAGATACCAGAAAATGATAAGAAAGGTGTATATAATCATCTGGCAAAACATTATAAAGAATTCGACAAAGATGTGCCGGACTTCAAAAGTATTGATGAGATGGTATTAGATATGATAGAAGAAATCAAAAAATTAAGAAAAGAAATACAAAATAATACAGAAAAGTACAAAAGTGGCCTATATTCAACCATTCTGGCGGGCCGGGAGGCAGACAAACCGCAGAAAAAACAGGGTGGATTTTTTAGGCGTGAGCGAAAGCTCGGATCAATATTTGAATTCAAGGAGGACAAAAACAATGGATATTTTCAAGATGATTGACGATCTGGATGAAAACAGCACGCTGTCGGATTTCAAAAACCTGATAAAAGCAATGCAGGAGGAGACAGGGGCGACAATCAAGAAAAAAGATGAGGAGATTAAGAGTCTGTCCGAGAAGCTCCAGAAACTTCTTGAAGAAAGCGCAAACTGGAGAAAGAGGGAGTTTGAGAATATGAAGCCGGAAGAGAAAAGCGCATTGTTTCTCAAATCTGCATGGAAAAGCGACTTGACAGGAGTAGCGAAGTCCGGTGGGAAGTTGGTAACCCAAGATTGGGGCGAAGTTGAAAACTGGAACATGTTCCTGAATGCACAGGCGGATCAGAAAGCAGCGCTTGGAACGGTTTTAAGGGGAGATGCAGTCACGGGATCGTACCTTGTGCCGACAGAATGGTACGATGAGGTGATGCGACTTTCACTTCAGGCTTCGACGATGATGGGCAAGGTAACCACACTGCCAATGGGCAGAAGAAAGATGGAAGTTCAGACTGGGGCAACTGGGGTAACATTGGTATGGCCATCGGATGAGAGTTCGGCAAAATCAGAAACGAACCCAACATTCGGGCAAAAGGATTTAGAAGCGAAAACCTGTGCAGGATGGTTGACTTGGACAGAAGAGCTGGAAGAGGATTCTACAATCAATCTGGTACAGTATTTTCAGAAACTATTCGCAGAAGCATGGGGACAGGAATTCGACAAGCAGGTTTTAACGGCAAATGCTGCACCGTTCACCGGAATGTTGCACGATACAGGCGTTCAAGAAGTGATAATGGGAGCAGGGAAGACATCGTTTTCTGACGTGACTTATGAAGACCTATTGAATCTGCAGGATGCCTTGACAATGGAGGCACATCATATAGGGGCTATATATATCATGCATAGGACGATATTCAATGTCATCAGGAAACTGACCGACGACGATGGACAACCGATATATCAAAAAATGGCGGAAGGAGTGCCGGCCACGATAGCAGGAGTACCGTACATACTGGCGGATCAGATGCCGAAAGTGTCAGGGAGTGCAGCATCAACATCGTTCATAATCTACGGAAACCCGAAACACTGGTTGCACGGTGAAAAGGTCGGAATGGAGTTCAAGATTTATAGAGACACTATCCGCAATGTAGATTATGACCAGATATTCCTGAGGTTTAGGATCAGGCAAGGATTTGTCGGTGGAATACCGTCGGCAATTTCAAGGCTCAAGACAGCAGCATCGTAAAAAAACGGGGGAGCGGTGCTCCCCTTTGATTTAAAAATCTCAAAGAGAAGGAGAGAAAGAGATGTCAATACCAGCATATGTGAAAGGGTTTTTTGATGTGGATTTCCACACAGAAAATGCCGGAACAGCAATAACAGAGGAGATACCTGGAAGGGATGGAGCAAGGCTTGCTCTGATTGGGTATGAGATAGTTACCGGTGCAACTGCTCACACACTGAACATTATGTATCCAGGGCTGCTTGCAGGATGCAGGAACACAGTAGATGGGGATGCAGCAAGTGGGCAGAAGGTGATTGATGTTGTGACTGCACCGACAGACCCCGCAGGTAATGCAGTTGCGAATAATGACATAGTGGCTTATGAGACAGAAGACGGGAGCTGGGAGTTTAATATTGTGGCATCATTGTCAACAAAAGCAATCACGCACCAGAACAATCTGGCAAAGAATGTCAAGGATGGAGCAAGATATTTTGTGTTTGGTGTGACAGCAGATAATGCGAAAAAGGTAATATCTCTTGCAGCTGATACTACAAACAAAAATGCAGGAAGCATATTTGCCATAGCGCCGTTTATGGGAGACCCGTTGTATCTGTATATAGCGAATGGTACAAATGCAAGCCAGATCATGTATATGCTCTGGGCATATATTAATAAGTAATATGTGCAGGCATGGAGACAGAGTTAAAATAAGAATTGGAGATAAGGAGCAGGATGTCGATAGGTGTCTTGCTCCTATCATAAAAGCATTGAATGAGGGAGGCATAAAAACAGCGATGAGTTGTTGTGGACATGGTGAACATGACGGTTTTATACTTTGTGCTGACGAGGATAAATATAGGTTATTAATAGTTGTTTCTGAAGAAGAATCTCTTGAGAGGTTTGAGAAGGAGTTCAGGAGGGTGGCGGAATATTTTGAAAGAAGGGGGAAGGCGAGATGAAAGTATTGGTTTTGCAATCGTTTTATGATCCAGAAACATTTCAAAGAGGCACTGAAGGGCAGAAGATAGAAATATCTGAAAAGATATATCGAAAGTATAAAGATTTGGTGAAAGTATTGAAACAGAATAAACCGATTGAAAATAAGATGGTTACAGAATATGAAACAAAGACCGTGAAAAAGAAAAAAAATACAAAGAGGAAAAAGTAAATGGCATTGTCAGTAAATATAGATACAACAAACTCGTTGGTAGGGGATGACCTTGATTTGGTAAAAGCATATTTGAATGAAGAGGACGAGACGGGATTTAATAATATACTGAACTTTTATGTGAATGCTGCGAGCCAATATTGCAATCAGTATACGGATAGACTTTTGAGGGCGAGAGAACTTACGGAATATTACGATGGTAAAGGGCAAAACATTATAATGCTAAATAACTATCCAGTGCAGAATATTACGGCAGTATATGATGACCCGGGGAGAGTTTGGGATGCGGATACAGAAATATTGACTGATAATCTTGTAATAAGACCCGACAAATTGAAATATATGATAGTTTATGATAATGGACGGTTCTTAGACGGACGAGGAAATGTAAAGGTTATATATAATGCAGGATACAGCGGGGACTCAATACCGGATGACCTGAAAATGGCATGTCTTGGAATAATAGGGACTATGTGGTATTCGTCACAGGAGAAAAGGCTTGGGACAAAAAGCAAGAGTTTGGGTGAAGGGACAATATCTTATGAAACAGATTTCCCGAAATGGATCATGAAAATACTGGAAAAATATAGAAAGAAATGGTAAAAGAATGAGAATAATAATTGAAGATACAAACCTGAGAGAAAGAATAGACGATCTGAGAAGTAAGCTTCCGGGGATAGTGGGAAAGGGGCTAAAGGCGTCGGCAGTTGTGTATGCGGGAATAGTGCAGAGGGATTATTTGCAGGGGCCGAGACCCGAAAGGCTGGGAGTTCAATCAACAAGACTGATAGGCTCGATACAGGCAGAAGTGGAAGGGATGAGGGCAATTGTGTCGGCGAATGCAAGGTCAGATCAGGGATTTAATTATCCTCGATATTGGGAAGTGTCGGGGAAGAGGCATGGTGGGCCGAGGCCTTTCTTGACACCACCGAAGACAGAAAAAAGAGAAGAATGGGAAAGTGTTGGATTAAAGAAAATAGCTGAGGGGATTGAGGAATGGGCAAAACGGAAATGATACTTGAAAATATTGTGGAAACATTGTCGGGAATAACGAAAGAAAACGGTTATGACTTTGATATGAAATATGTAACAAGAGAATGGAATGAGTATCATAATTTGAAACAGAAACAGTATCCGGCAACAATAGTGGTCTGGACTGAGGAGGGAGACGAACCGGCGGGGGCAAATGCGACATATATATTGAGTAGGTTAAAGGTGTTATTGAGAGGATATATAAAAGCGAGTAAGAATCTGGAGAAAAAATTGAATGAATATATTGACAATGTGAAAATAGCTATGGAAAAGGATAGTACGAGGGGGGGATATGCGAATTATACAATGCCAGTGAGGAGAAGGGTTTATAATACGCAAGAACAGAATGTAATAGCTTGCGATATAGAATATTCAGTACTTCATATTTCAAAATATGGAGAAGTTTAAAAAAAAATACAGGAGGTGGAAAGAGATGGCATATCCATTTCAGACAACAGTACAGAAGGTGAACTCAATAAGGTTTGGAAGTTGTAAGATTGAGATTGGCGATGGAGTTGAAAGTCTGGAGGATGTCGGGATCGTAAAGAATGTGAAATTTACTGAGGAGCTGACATTCACGGACAGAGGAGCGGACAATGCTGAGCTGGTGAGGTTTCTGAGAAAAGTAAGAGCCGTTGTCACGGGCGACCAGGAGGAGCTCGACCTGTCGGTTCTGTTCAAAGTCAGGGGGGAGATGGACACATACTCAACAGTTGCAGGAACACCGGTATCGGGGGCTGAACAGGTAGTGGTATCTGGAGACTGGGGATACAATGATTTTATTTTGATAGAGAACCAGAACCATGACCTTTCAGCACTAACGATAAACTCCGTGACAGGTTCTGAAGACGGACTGCTTACGGAGGACACAGATTACTTCGTCGGACAAGACCCGATAGGCAGGACAGGGATATTCATAATCGATTCTGCAAATGTGACGACAGAATCTCAGAGCATCACAATTGATTATGATTATACACCAGCTGCGAAAAGAGTCTTGGAAAGCGGTGGAAACCTGATACAGTTGACTCCCAAGGTGGTGAGGTTGACAAACACAAATCAGGAAGGAAAAACATACAAATTGACACTGTGGAAAGCTTACTACAATGCCAACTTTGATATAACATTCCAGCCTGATGAAGGAGAAGAACCTGCGGTGAACCCATTTTCTCTACTTGGAGTACCTGACACATCGAGGGCAGTAGGAAAGCAAGTGTGGACAATGGAAGATGAACAAAGTGTGAGCTAAACGGGGAGGTAACAAATGGGAGATAATGAGATAATTGATCTGGATGCGATAAAACCTAAGGGGAAGAAGTTCAAGATCGGGGGTAAAGTGATAGAAATAGATTTTATTCCGTTTGAGGTAACGCTGGATATCGCAGAGCATTACGATGAGTTTATGAAACTGGGTGATGGGAAAACAGATGGAACGGGAATGAGGACGGTCATGGATACGATGTACAAGGCGGTGATAAAAATTCTGAACAGGGCAGATAAAGAAATCACAGAGGAATGGGTCAAAGACAATATATCAGGACAGCAGATGACGATATTAATACAGAAGCTCATGACACCGATGGTTGAGCAATTTGGAGAAGGAGAAAAAAAAACATAAAGAATGCAAAAATTGAGCTGGGTAGAATGTTTTGTGAAATGGGACATTGGTACCCTTGGGCAACACCAAATTATATTCTTAAAAAAATGAGCTTGAAACAGTTTCTTCTCTACTATAAAAACATACCTATGGAAGGTAGAATAATGGCAAGAAAGAAAGATAATAAGCCGGATTATGATGCAATAGAAAGATTGATGAAAGGCAGAAAGGTGGTATCAAGATAATGGCAGGCGAACTTGGGAAAATATTCATATCAATAATGGGAGATACAAAAGATTTTAATGCATCTCTCGCCAGTGTTCAAAAAAAGCTGGAAAATGCAGGTAGAAACATGAGGAATGTCGGTAAAAAGATGTCCATGTTCGTTACCGCACCAATTGTGGGGGTCGGTGTTGGTGTTCTGAAAGCTGCAAGTGATTTTGAGTTCAGTATGAATAGAATTCAAGCTATCACGGGAGCAGCTGGTGAAGATTTCGAAGCGTTGGAAAATCAAGCTAAAGAGCTGGGAAGAACCACACAGTTTAGTGCCTCGCAGGCTGCTGAAGCAATGAATTTTCTGGGAATGGCGGGATTTGATACGAATGAAATCTTGGGGGCTATGCCCGGGACTCTTGAGCTGGCTGCCACGGCGTCAATGGACTTAGGAAGTGCAGCTGATATTGTTTCAAACATTTTGACCGGTTTCGGTATAAATGTTGATGACCTGAGTCATGTGAATGATGTGCTTGCACAAACTATGACCAGCACTAATACAGATTTGAACATGTTAGGTGAATCCTTTAAATATGTCGGGCCAATAGCGAGTGGAGCAGGCCTTACAATTGAAGAGACAGCAGCTGCCATAGGGATGATGGGTAATGCAGGCATCCAAGGGTCTATGGCCGGCACATCTTTGCGACAAGCCATTTCCAGGCTTTTAACCCCAAGTGATGAAGCCACCGAGATTATGAATGAATTAGGTATAAAAGTTTTAGATGCAGATGGAAACTTAAGATCAATGGAGGATATTATCCGGCAGTTAGAAGACTCAGGAGCTTCCACTGCGGAAATTATGCAGATATTTGGCCAGAGGGCAGGGCCTGCTATGGCTGCACTTGTCAAACAGGGCGCAGATTCTTTTGCAGATTTACGAGATAGTCTTGAGAATGCTGATGGGACAGCAAAAAGGATGGCAGACGTAACAATGCAAGGATTAAGAGGTGAATTTAAGGCTTTTATGAGTGCGATAGAAGGGTTAGCTTTGGCCATAGCTGAGTCCGGTTTGCTTGAATGGGCAACAAACTTTGTAGGAAAAGCAGCAGAATTAATAAGAAATCTGAGTGAAGCGAATCCTATACTTTTTAAGGTAGGAATTATTGTGGCCGGAGTTGCTGCAGCAATCGGGCCTTTGCTTATTGTGTTAGGGCAGATGATTACTGCTATAAGTGCAATTGCGCCTGTTGTAACGGCATTGCAACCGATCATAATGGGAGCTATGGGGCCTGCGGGATGGATGATATTGGCTATCACGGCTGCGGCTGCGGCAGCGTTATTGATCATTAAAAACTGGGATGAAGTTAAGGCTTTCTTGAAAGAAGTGCTTGAGAAAATAGCAGGTTTTTTCCAGACATATCTTGTTGATAAATTCAACACAATAGTAGAAAAAATCAAAGGTGCAATAGGAAAGGTGAAAGGGTTTTTTCAAGATCTTTTTGATTTTACGGTTGGAGAATCAATAATACCTGAAATGGTAGAGGAGATATCTAAATGGTTTGGCAAGCTGGGTGATAATATGAAAAATAAAACCAGCGATGCAGTAGAAACCATGATGGAAGAATATGGGAAACTGAAATGGTATCAAAAAATTCTGGCAGATTCATTTGCAGATTCATGGGAAGCAATATGGACAACAACAGGAGATACCACAAAAAAAATAAAAGAAGCTGTAAAAGATTTGATTGCATCAGTTTTGACTGGCTTGGCAAAAAAATACTCAGCACTGGCAGCAATGTTTACAGTCACATTGCAATGGGGGAAAGCGGTAAAATATGCAGCTGCGTCGGCAGGTTTGTTTCTGGCGGCACAGGGAATAAGGGCTTTGCAGGAAGGTGCAATTGTGCAAAAACCCGTAATGGCAATGGTGGGAGAAGGGCAGGCAAGTGAAGCTGTAATACCGTTGACGGAAAAAAGTTTTGAGGGGCTGGCTGAAGGGATTGTTTCGAGGCTTGAAGCAAGGAGAGGGGCAATAAGTAGGCCGGTGACGTTGAACATAGGGACATTGGTAGCGGATGAATATGGTTTGAAAAAATTGGAAAGAAAATTGAGAGATATCAGAATACAAGAGAATATAAGATTTGGCGAAAGGGGATGAGATGGAAATAGGAAACATAAAACTGGGGTTGCCGGATAATGAAATAGAATTAACACCATACGGGATGACATATAGCGAAAGAACGGTGGAAATAGCAAGAGAAGATAGAACGATTGATGGGACTCTTGTAAGTGACATAATAGCGACAAAAAAGGAGTTCAGGATAGAATATAGTTCTCTGAAAGGTACTGATCTGGAAACGATAATAGGGTTATATGATAACTTGACGGAGTTATCACTTTTAGTTGAGGAAAGGACGGGAGAATGGTCGAGTTACACGGTGAAGATGATGCCGATTGAGAAAAAGAGGGTGAGTGTATTGGGAGATTGGGAATGGGAAGGGGTTGTAATATCACTTATTGAGGTATGAATTATGATAGAAACATCGGCTGAATACAAAAATGAGATAGACAAAAGAACATTAAGAAAAGTATACGGGAAAGTACAAATAGACTGGACTTCCCCTGAATACGATCAAAATATTGAGGTGCAGGTGAACAATGAGGCAAGAATTTCGTACAAAATGCATCTAATAAATGTGATTGATGACCCAAGATATAAATGGCTTTCATTGGACGGGAGTTGTCTTGCTGATGGTACATATCATCCGATGCCAAACGAGAGTGAGGAGGCGATGAATGAAGTTGGATGGTGGGGTGCGGAATTGTCGGATGAAATAACAAAAGATTGGACTACTAATCCGGTAATGACATTAACTTTTTCGGCAAGACCGATTGGTATAATAAAATGTTATGGAGATTCGAAAAGAGAGGAGTATCCCGAAGATTTCGATATAGATTTCTACAAGGAAGAGGATGTACTGGAACATTCGGAAAATGTAACTGGCAATACAATAGTAAAATGGGAAAAGGAATTGGCACTTGTAGATATTGTGAAAATAGTATATACAATAAAAAAGTGGAGTCATGGGGGTAGGCAATGCAAAATAGTGTCGGCAATGTCGAGTATGAGAACTATACACGAGGGGGATGAAGTGTTTCTTATAAGCCTACTTGAGGAAAGAGATGTTTCGGTAGGTTCGTTGCCTGTGGGAAATATATCGGCAAATGAATTGCAGATCAGGGTATTAAATAAAGACAGGATGTATGATGC